AAGCAGACCTGCATAAAGAAAACGGTACATACCGTAAAGGCAAGCACGCAGACGCACCGGTAATTTCAACCACTGACGACCTGCAACCACCTGAGCATTTTACACCTGAACAGGTAGCCAAATGGAACGAGGTGGTGAATCATCTGAAGTCGTTTGACATCCTGGCCGAACAGGACGCAGACAGCATTGCAACCTATGTGCAGTCTGTCATCCTGCAAAAGGCGATGTTTATTGAAATGCAAAAAACCGGCATTCACGATGGCGAAAAAACATCTGCTGCGTTCAGGGTGTATCGTGACCTGGAAAACGTGATAAAACCACTGCGTGAACAGTTCGGGTTTACGCCGAGGGCAAGGCAGTCAATCCATGTGAAACCAAAGGAAAAAAACAAGGTTGATCCTATTTTGGCAATCCTGTCAAAGAATAAAAAGGCGGTCTGATGCTGGAACTATACCAGGGGTATATTAAAAAAGTGCAATCCGGTATCGTGCCTGTGTGCGATTATGTACGCATGGCAGTTGAACGGCAACTGAATGACCTGAAACGCCAGCGCAGGCCTGATTTTCCGTTTTACTTCGATGAGGACGAGGCTGACAGGTGGATCAGTTTTATTTCCATCCTTCGTCACACGTCAGGCGAATGGAAGGGCCAGAATTTTAACGTGCAAGATTTTCAGGCGTTCAGGTGGGCCTGTCTATTCGGATGGCAACGCACTGATGGCAAGGGGCGCAGATTCAGACGTGCATTTGTAGAGGTTGCCAGAAAGCAAGGTAAAACTGAAGAGGCAGCCGCCATCATGTTGGGCGGTATGATTATAGACGGCGAACAAACGGCACAGATTTACAGCGCAGCTACAACACGCCACCAGGCTAAAATCGTGTACAATGCTGCCAAAATGATGGGCCGTTCACTGCGCACAGACAGTGATACAATGGCTGAGGGGCTGAAAGTTATGCAACATCGTGTCATCTGGAACCCGACTGATTCATACATGGAGGCGCTATCTGCGGAGGCTGGCACACTGGATGGCCTGTCGCCACATGTGGCTGTCATAGATGAGTTTCACGCGCATCCATCAAACGAAGTTCTAAAAGTGATTGAAACCGGCATGGGTGCGCGTTCGCAGCCGCTGACCTACATCATCACCACTGCCGGATTCAACTTTGAGTCACCATGGTTCCACCTTCGCCAGAATTGCATTGACATCCTGCGTGGCCTGAAAACAGATGAAACATTTTTTGGCATCATCTACACACTGGATGACGGTGACGATTGGAACGACCGGACAACCTGGGTGAAGGCAAATCCGCAGATAGGTATCACACCTACATGGGAGTTCATGGAATCTGAATACACCAAAGCGGTAAATGAGGGCGGCAGGTCTGAGGTTGAATTTAAGACCAAAAATCTGAACATGCCTGTGGGTGTGTCGGAGGTGTGGATACCTGATGAACTTTGGCAGGCATGCCCGTCAGATATTGACCTAAATGCACTGGCAGGCCGTGAATGCTATGCAGGCATAGACTTTGCGTCTGTGTCTGATTTTACGGCCATGACGTTACTGTTTCCACCGCAAGAACCGAATGAACCGTACATCGCACTGCCGTATTTTTGGATACCAGAGGAAGTACTTAAAATGCGTTCACGTGATTTGCCTGACATTCTGCGCTGGCAACAACAGGGGCTGGTGAACGTAACACCTGGAAATGTGACCGATTATGACTATTTGGCCGCTGAGGTAGCACGTCTGCGCACCCTGTACGATATTCGGGCAATAGGTTACGATCCACACAACGCATGGCAGACGATAGCTAAACTGGAGGCTGACGGCCTGCCGATGGACAAATTTAGTCAGGGTATTATGAATATGTCGCCACCATCGAAGGAATTTGAACGAATTGTCAGAAATAGGATGCTAAATCACGGCGGCAATCCGGTACTGCGCTGGATGCTGCAAAATTGCGTGCCATACTATGACGCAAATGAAAATCTGAAAATCAGGAAGATGAAAGAAACGCGGGGCGCAAAGATTGACGGTATTGTATCTACAATTATTGCGCTGGGTGAATACCTTAAAAATCCGGTTTCAGACGTTTATTCACAGGCTGATGTGTTCTACATCTAAAACGCTAACAATGGCACGACTGCACAAAAAATTAGATGATTTCAGGGTGTTCATGCGCCTGTATTATGACCTGCATGAAACAACAGACACCTATGCGCAGACGTATGAACGCACCGAACAGTTCTATGAAAATCTGTATGGCAAACGACTGTTTACAGGGTTCGGCGCGTTTCATTCCTACAAATCGCGCTACCTGAAACTGGTTAAAATATGATGCTGTTTAACACCGTTCACTGTGTATCTTTGCATCAGTTTGAATGTGTGTATTGATGATGATTATATCATTGAACGGCCAGCAGTAATGTTGGCCGTTTGTTTTATACCTAATTGCGCAAATGGCGCACTAATTGCGCGTAATTTTGTAACGCAATGGGAATCGTTGATAACATATTGCGCGTGTTTTCGCAAAAACAGACAGGTGAACAACGTTCATCCCTGACACATCCGGCAGAATGGATGTACACCTGGTTTGGCGGTAAACCTACGCGATCAGGGGTAAACGTGAACGCAGATACTGCCCTGACGCATGCAGGTGTTTATGCGTGCGCAAAAATACTGGCTGAATCTGTTGCATCGCTGCCGGTATCACTATACATGACCGAATCAGACGTAACACGCGAACTTCGCAATGATACGCGCACGCGACTGATTGGCAGCGAACCATCCGAATTATACACGTCATTTGATTTCCGGTCAACAGCTATGCTGCATCTGGCCCTGCACGGTAATTTCTATGCTGAAATAAAACGTGACGGCAACATGCGGCCAAAGGAACTGCGCATTATCGAAAATCCTAATTGGGTTAGGCCTGAACTGGATTCAACTGGTATGCTATGGTATCGCATCTTTGATGTGCAAACGTCTGCCGGCGGCTACATGGAACGCACAGAACCACTGCGGCCCCGTGACATTATTCATGTAAAGGGATTGTCAGCAAATGGCCTAGAGGGTAAATCACCCATCACCGTATTCCGTGAAAACATTGGCCTGGGTATTGCCACTACGCAAACGCAGGGTTCACTGTGGAAGAATGGCACACTGATTTCAGGCTACCTTAAACACCCTGGCAAATTAGCGCCGGATCAGGTGCAGAACCTGCGCGATACATGGCAGTCACGCTATACAGGCCGTGACAACGCTGGCAAAACGCCAGTGCTGGAAAACGGCATGGAATTTATACCGCTGTCACTAAAACCGGCAGACGCTATGTTTTTAGAAACAGCAAAACTATCCCTGCACGATGTCTGCCGGATTTACCGCATCCCTCCGCACATGGTAGGCGATTTGGAACGCAGCACAAACAACAACATCGAACACCAGTCACTGGAGTTTGTGCGTGACACCCTGCGGCCCTGGTTGAAAAATTGGGAACAGGAACTAAACAGGAAACTGCTGTTTGATTCTGAGAAGTCACGCATGTTTTTCAGATTTAACGTGGATGCACTTCTGCGCGGTGACACTAAATCACGGGCCGAATACTTCACGCGTGCATTAGGCAGTGTGTCTAATCCAGGCTGGATGACACCTAATGAGGTCAGGTCACTGGAAAAAATGAATCCAATTCAAAACGGGGATACCATCTACAACCCCACACTAAATAACGAAGCGCCTGACAGCATTCAGGCCGACAATTTGAACGACAATGCAGAAGCAAGTCAGGCATCATAAATCGGGCGTGGAAACACGCGAGGCGCGGCCATGCGTTCAGGGTGTTGAGGTTCGCATGACACAGGACGGACAGCCTGAACTATTCGGTTATGCCCTGAAATGGGATACTGAATATCGTGTTGGCTGGTTCACAGAGCGAATTGCACGCGGTGCATTATCTGATGCAGATATGTCTGATGTGCGAATCCTGTTTAATCACGATCCTAATATGGTCATTGCCAGAACAGCATCAGGCACGGCCACTGTGGGCATGGATGATACCGGCATGTACTACCGTGCCAGCATCCCGAATAGCCCGTTTGGGCAGAACCTGATTGAATCCCTGAAACGTGGTGACATCACACAGTCATCATGGGCATTTTCCATCCGTGAAAAGGGCGACAAATGGGAATACCGTGAAGGTGTGGGCGACATTCGCACTATTACATCAGTTGATACTGTGTATGACGCATCGCCTGTGACCTATCCTGCGAATCCTGATACATCTGTTGCCACACGTTCATACAAACGCAACGGTGGCGAATACGAATCTGAGGGAACGCCACAAACGCAGTTGATTGAATCAATCACTGAACTGCTGAATGATACTACCGAATACGTTGATTGCCTGAATGAAAAGGCAGATATGATGACCATGATTGCATCGGTAAATGCCGACCTGAAACCTGTTGCTGATGAACTGTCGGCAAAGGCAAAAACAAAGGCTGCTGAACTGACTGCATTTATCACCGAACTGGCGGCTGCCGTTCCTGTGGCACTGACCGGCACACTGCCGGATGCTGCACAGAATGAACAGCAGCGCAACGAACACACTGAAACACTAAACTGCCTGGGTCGCGCACTTTCGAGGCTTGAGGCTATCCACAAACAAAAACAATAAAAACGACATGACAACTGGTATCCAGGGTCTGTACGACCAAAGGGCGCGACTGATTGAACAGATGGTTGCCCTTCCTAAAGCTGCTGCTGCTGAAGGCAGGGCGATGTCCACCGAAGAGTCAGAGAAGTTCGCCAAAATCGAAAAAGATGAGGCACAACTGACAAAAACCATCGAAGCACACGAGGCAGCAGAGCGCATGGAGGCCCGCATGGCCGGCAAGCACTTCGAATCTGTTGACAAGGCAGCACCGAAGCAAGACCGTGACAAGGCAGCCGACTATCGCAGCGCATACCTGAATTTCCTGCGCAAAGGGAATGCGAACCTGTCACAGGAAGAGCGTTCATTGTTGGCAGAAAAACGCGGAACATCCAATCAGGTTGTTGGCACTGATTCCCTCGGTGGCTATCTGGTGCCTGACCTGTGGCAGCCGGAAATAGAACGCGCTATGCTGGACTACTCCGGTATCCTTCAAGCCTGTCGCGTTCTGCGCAGTGCTACCGGCAGCACCCTGTACTGGCCGACCGAGGACGACACCACCACTAAGGCAGTGAAAATTGCCGAGGCTGGAGCGTTCACGGTGCAGGACCTGACCTTCGGACAAAAGCAGCTTGACGCGTACAAGTACGGCACGATTGCTAAGGTGTCATGGGAACTGCTGCAGGATAACACCTACAACATCGAGCAGGAACTGCGCACGGTGTTTGCACCGCGATTCGGACGCAAACTGAACGAGGACTGCACGACCGGCAACGGTTCAGGCAATCCTAACGGTGTAGTGACCGCATCAACGCTGGGCAAAACTGCCGCATCCGCTACTGCGTTCACCTACCTGGAAATCCTTGACCTGAAACACAGCATTGATCCGGCATACCGCAACAGCCCATCATTCGGTTTTATGATGAATGATGCTGTGCTGCTGGCCATCAAAAAACTGGTTGACGGTGAGAACAGACCGCTGTGGATGCCTTCCTATGTTGCCGGTCAGCCTGACCGCATTGACGGAACGCAGTACTGGATCAATCAGGACATGGATTCATCCATCAACGCCAGTTCTAAACTGATTCTGGCCGGTGATTTTAGCAAATACATCGTTCGTATCGTACAGGATATGATTTTTGCACGCCGTGATGAACTGTACAGTGAAAACGGCCTGGTCGGATTCCAGGCATGGATGCGTTTCGATGGTGAATGCATCAACACTGCCGCCATCAAACACCTGATAACTGCCGCTTCCTAATGAAGGTACGCATATTGCAATCGTGTGCGGCTGGTGATCCTGATTCCGGCGAACAGTTGTCACTGGCTAAAAATCAGGTGATTTTTCTGGGTGCTAAATTGGCCGTTAGCCTGATTAAAGGCGGGTTGGCTGAAGAGGTACGCGAAAAGGAAACAGCAGCCGCATCGATGCAGGGCATTGAAAGGCGTAAGAAATAAACACAATGGCAACGACAGACGCACAATTACTATCGCTCAGGCCGCCATACGTTGCGTTAGAATGGTATCGCAGCCGCACAACAGCATTCACCGTAACGGTGGAGGACAGTGCAGGCACGCCTATCAATCTGACCGGCGCAACGGCGACCATGCAGGTTAAGAGTGCGTCTGGTTCGGTGCTGTTGACGCTGACTACTGTGGGTAATGCAGGCATTGCGCTGACGAATCCGACACTTGGGCAAATGACCATTAGCCCTGAAGCGGTCGGCACAGGTAGCCTGCCTATTTCAAACGTGCTGAATACTGACCTGAAATTAACGCTATCATCCGGTGTGGTGTATGTCCTGTTTAGGGCGACTATCACACTGATTGACAAAATAACTGCATAGTCATGTCGGATATTCAGGTAACACTAAACAGCAGCAATATAACGGTTCAGTTCCCCGTTTCGCAGGTCGGGCCTGGTGTTCCATCCGGTGGCACTGCCGGTCAGTTGATTGTAAAGGATACATCAACGGATTATGATACATCCTGGACAACCATTGCAGCCATATTAGGCGCATTGCCTGAATATAACAGTAATGACGCTGCTATTGCTGCCGGTGTCACGGCATATCGTGCAGGAGCAGCCCATGATGCTGCATTAAAGGGAACCATCATATACATCACGGCATGATCTGGAACGACTATTCAACTACGCACAGTCCGTACTACACAGGCTACACGGTTAGCAGTGAAACCATCAGTGAGGAACTGCCGGTTGCTATTGAGGATGCGCGTGCGCAGCTTCGTATGGATGACCTGCGTCACGATGATGAATACCTGATGCTGTTAATTCGTGCGCAGTGCGACATCATTGAACGGTCATACCAGTGTTCCCTGCTGAATAAAACCGTGACTGAGAATCACAGACAATTTCCGCTGTCATCCATTACACCGATGGTCATTGCGGGCCTGTGGCCGATTGGCAGTATCACATCTGTTCAGTATTACGACAGTGCAGGCACACTGCAAACATGGGCATCATCTGAATACACCACTAACATCAGTTCGGGGTGTGTGACCATCATACCCAAATCAAATTACACCTATCCGTCAGATTTGGCGGTCAGGCCTGATGCTGTTCAAATTACCTATGTGGCAGGGTATGGTACATCATCTGCGTCTATACCTGATAGCGTGCGCTTGGGTCTGCTGTCACGCATAGGTCGTGCCTATACGAACAGAGAGGACAGCCCTGAACAGGTGTTCAGTATGTCTGACGTGCTATTGCAGCCGCTGCGGCGCTGGATGTAAACCATTTTCAAACTGACGCAGGCATGGCAAAGGCAACACAGATAGGCGATAGGCGACACCGGATCACGATTGAAAAACCGGTCACATCACGCGGTACATCCGGTCAGGAACTAATGACATGGGAAACGCATTGCAACGTGTGGGCTAAGGCAACATGGCGAAGTTCGGGAAACAAAGATGATATGATGGCAGACAGGTTAACCGTACAGACTGCTGTCACATTTGACATCATGTATCGTGATGGGCTGAACGAAAAAATGCGTATCAATTTTGAGGGCGATTTGTATGACATCCTGTATTTTCAAAAACCGGATTTCAGGCAATCCCTGATAATTGTAGCCCAAAAACAAGACTAAAAAAACATGAAATTAGGCCAGTACATATATGCAAAACTATCTGCCACTAGTGCTGTGACGGCGCTGGTTGGTACACGCATATATCCTGTATTCGTGCCTGAAGATTCGACATATCCGGCCATTGTGTTCACAGTGACTAATCAGCCGACTGATGACCAGAAGGACAGGAAATCCGACCATGATACAGCGCAGGTGACGTTTACATTTTGGGCTGAGGTCAAACAGGGCGCTGATGCGTATGCAGCACTGGATAATGTTGATCTGGCCGTCAGAAACGCACTGGATTTTGTCACAGGTACTGCCGGTGGCGTTACTGTTGAGGGGTGCAAGTATATCAGCAGTGCAGATGGTATGGATGAAAACATCATGTTTTTGTCGCGTACAGCAGTTTATCAGTTCATAACAGCTAACTGATAAGGCGATGGCAATTGAGGCAACACAGAAGGAAATAAACGCACTGATACTGCAAATCAGACGTATGAGCAAAGAGGTGCAGAAAAAGGCAATTGATGATCTGAAGGATAGCGCAGAACTAATGTCAAACGCCATCAGGGTGCGCGTGCCAGTTAGCCCTAAATCACACAGCAGGTATAAACGTGTTGCAAAGTCAGGCAGGCGAATGCCAAAAGGGTACGGTGTGAAGGCAGCAACATACAGGCCTGGCAACCTGCGTAAATCATTCAGGCGGCTGTCGCTGCGCCGGATGAAAACTGCTGTCATGGTAGGTCCATTATTAGGCGGCAAAACAATTGACGGTTATTATGCGCACTTTGTAAACAATGATGTCAAAATGACAAACGGGAAAATCAGGGTGGGTAAAAAATTCGTGGATGCTGCCGTCAGTGCAATGGGGCCAACAACACTAAATAATATGGTCAACAGCCTGCGCCTGCGCGTGGAAATGGAGGCCAAAAAACAGGGATTATGAAAATTCAACTAATCAAAGATTTTGAACAGTTCGGTGTAAATTCAGTGATTGATGTTGACCAGCCTACTGGCAACAAATTAATCAATAGCGGCATCGGCACACAGGTTCCTGATGATACGCGTTCACGCAAATACAGGCCTGGCCAGCAGTTAGAATCCCTGTGTGTTCCACTGAACGAACAAAACACGACAATCACCACACCGCCGACATTTATTGCGTCTATTGGCGCAGAGATGGAGGATAAAGATAAAACGCCAACAACGCGGCGGCAATTCTTCACATCCAAAAAGTAAAAACACATGGCTACCGTTTTAGCTAAAAACATGAAACTGTACACAGGTGCAACGCCGACCGCGATTACCTGTCAGGTGGACGCATCCCTATCTATGTCCACCAACACATTTGAAACGACCTGCAAAGATTCATCCGCTGTGGCTGAGTTCCTGCCTGGCGCAAAATCATGGACGGCCAGTGTGACCGGCAATGTTGACTGGTCAGCCACCAATGGCGCTGAAGAATTATTCACAGCATGGTCAGGGCAGACATCCGTGGCAATCGTATTTCAGACTGGCGTGACCGGTGAAATCAAATACTCCGGCAGCGCCTACATCACCAGCCTGCAAATCAATTCGTCTGGCAATGATGAGGCGGTGACATTCAGCGCAGAATTTCAGGGAACAGGCGCACTGACACAGGCCACTATTTCATAGTGACTGACTGAACACACAACCGATAACAAGCAAGCAAGCAAAAAAATGACAATTCAATTAAACGGCAAACAGCATCCAATTAAATTTGGCATGGGTGCGCTGTATCAATACGAACGTAAAACAGGGCGATCCGCTATCAGTGACTTTCAACAGGTCGCTGGCGGGTCGCCTTCTATTACGATGGTGGTTGACCTGATTTATTCGGGCATCGTCTGTGGGTATCGCGACATGATGAAACGTCTGCCGGACTTTGGCCCTGATGAACTGGCCGACTGGCTGGATAATGACACCATCACGCAGATGATGACCATGTTTGCAGATTCGTTTGCGCCTGCATCGGATGACGCGGGAAACGTGGTCAGGCTGACGGACAATCAGACACCGGAAGCCTAACAGATACCGGCAACTACTGGCATGGGCTGCTGCGGCAGGCCGCCATTATTGGAATGTCTGAGGATGAGTTCTGGTGTGCCACACCGGCTTATTTCAAATACCGGCAGGATGCGCACCTGGAACAGTTTAGAAACGAATGGGAACAAACGCGGTACATTGCATTTATAGTTGCCAAAACAGTTGACCACCGCAAACAGATACGCAGACCATCTGACCTACTGCCATTTGATTGGGATGCACCGGTGAAATCGCGGTTAAAAACGCGGTCACAGATGTCCGATGATGAACGTGCTGAATTTGACAAATTCGATGAAGAGGCAGATTTAATCCTAAAACAAACGAACCCCGAACTATACGAAAGGTATATGGCGGCAAAAGCAGAACGCGAACAAACACAGCGCAATGGCCAGTAATGCTACATCACTAAATGTCAGGTTAGGTCTTATCTTTGATGAAAAGACACTGGCACAGGTTGAACGTCAGTTGCGCCGTTCTGGTGAAAAACTGCAACGTGTCGGACAGGATTTAACACTGTCACTATCTGCACCACTGGCCCTGTTTGGCGGTGCTGCCATAAAGGCTGCCGGTGATTTGGAATCACTGACACTGGCATTGCAGTCACAGGTAGGTACGGCAGACAAGGCCGCAGCCGAACTGGAAAAACTGACCAAAGTAGCTGAATCACCTGGCCTGGGGCTGGAACAAGTTGTCAAAGCATCTGTTTCATTGCAGGCCGTAGGCATTGAGGCTGACAGGGCGCGTACCATCATCACAGCATTAGGAAAGGCGAATGCCAGTGTGGCGGGCAGTGCTGAACAGTTCGGGGCTGTCACCCGACAGTTCACGCAGATGATTGCCAAAGGGAAGGTTTATCAGGAGGATTTGATGGTCATCCAGGAAAACCTGCCGAACATCAGCCAGTTGATGAAACAGGCATTTGGGGCTGCCACTGCTGATGACCTGAACCGTTTAGGCATTGATGCAAACGAATTTGTGGATGGTATTACACGCGTGGCAAACGAACTGCCAGCGGTTAAATCCGGTATCAAAAATAACATTGAAAACGCACTGGATGCAACGCGCATAGCGTTAGGCAAGGTGGGCGCTGCTATTGTTACATCCTTTGATATTTCAGGCAAATTAGAGGCATTCGCAAAATTCATCGGTGATGTTGCAAAGGAATTCGACCAGTTATCCGCAACTACTAAAACAGCCATTGTATCATTCGGCGCGTTCCTGATTGCCTTGGGGCCAATTGCTACTACCATCGGTAATGTGCGCATCGTATCATCATTCCTGATTGACAACTGGAAAGGTCTGGTGGGCGCATCAAAGGATGTGATAAAATGGGTACAATTGCAGCGCACTGCATTTTTGGCCCTGAACACAGCCACACAGGCGTTTGTCGGCATCGGCATTGTGGTTGCCATCGCAACACTGGCCTATAACATGGGCGCGTTTAATCGTGAACTGTCTGCCGCTGAAAAGGGCATGAAAATAGTGAACGACCTGACAGCGCAGGCAACGTCTGATACTGCCGGTGAACGTGCGCAGGTGGAGGCGCTGATTAATATTCTGAAATCAGAAACAGAGAGCAGGGAAAAGAAGATTGAGGCGCTGAATCAATTAAAGCAAATTAATCCTGAGTATTTCGGTCAATTAAATGTAGAAAAGTTAACTGTTGATAGCCTTAATAAAAGCTATGAGGCGTATGTTGATGGAATCATAAAGGCGGCGCGGGCAAAGAAGGCAGAGGGCGAACTGATTAAGCTTGACGAACAACAACAGTTAGCACTCAAACGTGTGGCTGATGCTGAAAAGGCAGTGCAGCGACAGATAGAAAGCAGGTCACAGGCCCAAACATTTGCATCTGCAACAAATCAAATAAATGCTGATCAGGCATTAATTGATGCAAAAAATCAACTTGACGGAATCAACAAACAGATTGAGGCGGTAAAGGGCCTGATAAAAGAAAATGTAAAACTTGAGGTAACAACAAGGGCAGCAACTAACGCAACGGCAAAAAGTGTTCAGGTTGGCGCATCGTCTGCAACTACAATAAAGAAACAGACAAAGGAACAAAAAGACCTGAATGACGAACTTGAAAAAACAGCTGTCATTCAGTCGAAACCTATACCGAATTTTGCGCAATTACCAACACTGCCAACACCGACCAGTGTAACACAGGAAACACCTGTACTGCCAAATATTGCAGGCGCAACGGTTCAGGCTGGAAATATATACCAATCATTTGCAGAGCGTTTAGGCGCAATAAACATGCAGATGAAAGAAGGCGTAATGTCGTTTGGTGATGCGTTTAGTCAGACATTTAGTGCTGTGATGGAATCTGGCAGCGGTGTTGAAAAGACGTTTTTTGCCATATCCGAATCACTTGTACAAACGGCGGCAGACGGCAGTTCATCACTGAAAGCATTTGCAACGGCAGCGGTCGGTGCGGCGGCAAAAATAATCAGAGCGCAAATACAGGAGGCTGTTGCTGGTTCAATAACTACCGCATTGGCGCGTTCAGGCATTCCATTCCCTTTCAATATCGCAGCCGGTGCAGCAGCCGGTGCAGCCGCATCAGGCCTGTTTAACAAATTGCTGTCAGCGGTAAAAGTGCCAGGGTTCGCACGTGGTACACAGTACGCACCTGGCGGTATGGCACTGGTGGGCGAACAGGGGCCGGAATTGATAAACCTACCGCGCGGATCAACCGTCACATCAAATAACCGTACTAATCAGTTACTAGATAGCATGGGCGGCGGCGGCACATTGCAGGGTGAATTTACAGTGCGCGGTACTGATTTGGTACTGGTGCTGGACAGGGCAACAAAGAAGTCAAACAGGGCGTACTAATCGAACAAACAGGCACTAAAACACCGACAAGCAAATGGCGTTAAGATGTTATGGCATAGGTAAATCACCATCAGGTACACAGTACAATGCTGCTGTGTATGATACTGACTGGTCATCATCTGACAGTGCATTCCAGATAGCGAAGGATGGTATTAAAATAGAATGGCGGGGCGAATCTGACGAGGACATACACAGTCCGATGATGGGTTCCATTGCCACTATTGAAATGCTGGTTGGCACGTCTGAAACAACAGTGCTAACATTCCTTTCTGACCTGCGCACATCAAAGGAAGGCCGGTTTTTTTTGGAAATCGAAACGCAGGCAGGTGCAAAGATTTGGCGGGGCATCATCACTGCTGATGCGTTAGGCGATGAAACTGATCAGGGGCCAATATTCAGCTACACACTGACTGCTGTGTGTGGTCTGGCGCTGCTGAAAAAAATACCCTACTATGACAACGGTGCGCTGTACTTTGGCCGCCAGCGACTGACTACACACGCAGTAACAGCATTAGGTAAACTGTCGCACGTTTCTACATTTTGGGCTGCTGATGATGCGTTCTTGGAAACGTCTGTTGATTGGTGGGAGGCATCTATGACGGCCAGCGATGCGAACGATCCGATGTACCTGTCCTATGTTGACCACAGTGCGTTCTATGATTTTAAAACAAAGGGTGGCCCTGACAAAGACGTACTTTCATGCTATGATGTACTAAAATACATCTGCCTAGCGTTCGGGTGTCGCATCAGGATGCGTGATGCTAAATATGTCATTGAGCAGATTGATTACAGGGTAAACAGCACATACAATTGGCGAACATACAAAAAGAATGGCGACCAGAAAACATACGGCGCTTATTCAGGTGTGCTGACGGTTGACCAAACGCAAACAAACGCAGCCAAACTGACGTATGTCACCTATGATTTCCTGTCACAGTACAGTAAATCACAGTTGACGTATGAGGCTAAAATGCGCCGCAACTACTGGCAAAACATTTTAGTAAACGGCACATCTACGTTTAATTTCAATCAAACCATCAGCAGTAATTCAGGGGCTGCCACCATGCGCATGCGTGGCACGTTCTTCATTAGCGTGAAAAACGACAGCTATACCGGCAACAGCACTGATGTTATCATACCGCAGATAAACATAAAACTGAAAATAGGTGACAAATACCTGAAACGCACAGTATCTGTCAGTAACTTCAGTTTCTACTATGACCTGGCATCATGGACAAACACAAACACTGATGTGTTCGTACTGATGGCATCCGGTCAGACTGTGCCAGGTTCGGGCCTGACGGCAAATTACATTCAGGGTTTTGATTTCATCACACCGCCACTGGTGGCAGACGGCGAACTAAACAGCATTGCGGTTAGTTCAATTGAACTGCGGGCAGCGGATGGCACTATCATTGATGAATCGGATTTTACCATATCATGGTCAGCCGCTGGCCTGTGGCTGGAACTGTATGACCTGGGAACGCCGGACGTGCAGGAGGATGAGGTGCTATACGAATCTGAAAACCTTGACGGTGGAACCGATACA